CACTGCTGCCACTGCTGCCACTTCTACCACTGCTGCTGCCACTCCCGGTTGTGCTGATTCTAGTTCCTGTATTGGTCACTATAGAATTAGCACTAATTCTCAATTCTGCTGCTGTAATAGATGTTATGATTTCTATATCATCTACCGTGGCGCCGCTGATGAATATCTCATCTACTCTGCTCTGTATTTCAAACAGACTGCCGAAGGACTGCGATGCCTGCCTCGGAACTAAAACAAAATTAGAAATATCTGGAGCACAGGTGTTGATAACATAAGTTATCATTTCGCTGACATAGAATTTATCTCCGAAATCCCAATTGTTTACATCAAAAAATTCATTTACCGCAGAAATTATTCGGACTTTTAGATCATTATCATTGATTAACTTACTTGGATTTTTTACTATTTTAAATTTTGCCTGTAATTTTACATCGGCAGTAGGACCAAATAGCACTTTATAAATCACAGGATGGTATATTATTTCATCGCTGATCGATTTAATAAGATCGAGATTCTGCCCGAACGCCACACGGAGACTATCACTCGACGGCATAGGAGGCTGTTTGGCTGCTCCTATTAAGAAATTTCTAAAAGCAGTATCATAACTTCGTGTCAATAGATAAACATCGATTATATTGCTTGCACTTGGATCTATTCTTCTATCTACACCTGAATTATGTATATATTGAAACTTTAATTTGTCTCTTCCTATATTAGCCGTATAGAACGGTTCTAGAATAAAGGTGTTTGTAGATCTATCTACTCTTTTTACTACATTCTCATCTATGTCATAAAAATAAACCAGTTGTCCATCGACAAAATCGCTGATATTTACTAGACTTTCTTTCTGCCGTATTAGAACGGCATCATCGGAATTATCTACGAATTCTTTTATAGTGTAACCAAAAGAATCAGTGACTGTGTTAAAGAAGAGATATTTGTTGTCAGAATCGGGACCAACAACTTGGCTGAAAGAATCAGGATCGTCTATCACTCCATCATCATCGCTGTCATAGAATGTTATTTTTATTTCATTAGCACTTTCGTAACCGTCATCAAATCTAACGCTGTCTGATATTTCAAAAACTTGATCTGTTTTTAATGGATCTAGTAAATTTGCAGCAGTATTGACGCCTAAAACCAATATCTTATCTTTCACTACTTTACCTGTTTCACTGTCAAATACTTTTTGCGCACTGTCAAAATAAAATCTATTCTGTCGTATGCTTCTAAAAATATAATCCATTCCTCTAATCCTAATCACATATTGATCCGGTTCTTTTACAAAAGCAATAACCCACGACGAATCTAAATTTGAATTTGTAACATCACCCGTCTTACCTAAACTAAAATCAGATACTAGATTGATATTAGAAGACGTGATAATCTTCCACTGTGATTCTAATGTGCTGTACCTAAGTCCAAAGTTTAGATTATTAAAGATTAATTCTATCATCTGAGATTCTAAGGCAAGATCAAGATCATTCACAAACTTAGGAATTATAATCGATGCTATCGCCCCACTCGGTATCGTATCATTAAATTGTATAGGACCTAACCCGGTCGTTAGTGTCCCTGTATTATTTGCCGTACCGTCACCTGTGATTTTAACTATTTTAGTCCATAGGTAAGATTTCTGTAAGGAGTCTGAAATATCCTCGTTGACTAATTTTCCTTTTTTAAACTTTTTTCCCGCGGGGGGAACAAATTTAATTATGGCGCCGGGAGCAAGATATCTCAGCAGACTGGTAGTATAGGTTGCTACAGGTAAAATAGATGTAACGTCTACTAAATTTGTAAAATATCCGGAACTGAGATTGATATCATCAGAAACCTGATTCCATACTGTATTCAGATCAGTAAATAAGATCCTATTAAATTTAGTCAGATAAAAATTGTAAACATCTGTGTCTGTAAAAATAGGTTCTATTCTATTACGTATAAAATTAATGATATCTACTCTGTTTGCATATTTGAATGTCAATGATCTCTCTATTTCTTCTTTATAAATGATGCCGTCATCAGCAAACACATTTATATTACTGTATTTGCCCGATGCGTCGATGATATCAAAATTTCTAGATATTCCGCTAGATGTCCTGTTTATGGATTTCACCTTGAGTATGTTTTGGCTCGCAGTCAACGGTGCTAGATTATAATCTTCGCCGGTGATCATTCTGTTCTGAGTATAGTAGGCTGCCGGAGCGTTTACTCGTATAGCGTCGATACTTTCAGCGCTGGTCGAAGAATCTACCGTGTATTTCAAACTACAGGTCACTGTTAAGGTATGTCTTATACCTTGTTTGTTGACATAAGAAATCGCTAAACTTATGCCCTGCATTTCGCTAGGAGAAATCTGATAGGTCAATCCGTTGCTCTTTCTATAATAAACTCTGAACGTACCTAACGGTAGATTTCCGTAGACTCCGTCAGCAAAGGCAAGATCGATCCTATCGTTTTCTTTGGTGATTACCGAATAGATATTTCTGACGTTAGAGGAAATGCTATTATAGGCGATATTGTTACCGATCAAAGACTGGACCTTAGTCCATTCTTCTATCTGAGATCCCAGACTGTTTAATTTGAACAACCAGACATCATTCTCATTGATGTTATTAGAATCTACAGCAACAATTTCATTTGGTCGACCGATGCTGATATTAAAATCGGCTAACTCTAGATTTCCTTGTTTGAATAAAAAGAAAAATCCCGTGTTGGCGCTGGTACCACCCTTACCGTCATTTTTATAAATGAAACCCAATTGGTTGGCTGGGGTCGGTGACTCTTCATAAACTGATTCGCTGCCTCGAAATGAGGTGCTTACTATTTCGAACGGCATTTGCCGACCAGCAACTATTTTGTTAAAACTGAACACAGGAACATCCGTGGAAGCGGTCCTAAATCTATATTGCTCCGTTGGTATACCGTCAATTACCGCTGACCCTTGGCTCCTGCCAAATTCTGTGTTGTCGCTCATTGCGGCATTTAATACCGCAACAAATTGTTCGGCCCAATTTTGATTAGTTGGATCGTTCCAGATTATCGTCTGTTGTGCAAGATTTTTACCGTTGTTATCTAAAATGTTTTCTGTCGTACTAACAGTATCGAATTTTAACAGTCCGCTGGCCGGAACGTTTCGTTTAGCGTTATAACTCAGCATCCTTGCTAGACGAAGAACGCTTTCTTTTCTTTCTGCTAATTCAATAAAATTTTCTCTGGACGCGAGATCTATGCGGAATGCTAGACTCTGTCCGAGAAATGCCATGGCATCTATCAATGCTAGATATTCACTGCTTTCGATATAATCGTTAAAATCTTCCGGATAATTTTCACGGAAATAGGCTATGATAACTCTACGAAGATTCTCAAAATCGTAGGATTTGAAATCAGCGTTTTTAAATGTCTGATATATTCTAGTCCAATCTTCATTTAAAATCAAACTATTCTGTCTCGATGTCGTGGTCATATTCTATTCCTATTCCGTATTTATTTTAGAAAATTATATGGTCAGTTTATGATATTATTTTCTTTATCGAAATTAAAAACCATACGTTCGTTGATGTTAAAGGGCAGATATGTTATGTCTGCTTCTATGCGTATTCCCATATCTGTAGAATCTATGCTGACACTATTGATAGCGATTCGAGGATCATAATTGATAATCTGTTCGACATCTTCGGTTATGAGTTTTTTTACTTCTTCGGTAAATGGTTCGAATAGTATATCCCAGATTATCGTGCCGAAATCGGGATTCATCAATTTTTCTCCTTTACGGATATAGAAATGATTGATGATATCTTGTTTGACTAAATCAATGTCGTATAATTTAAACTTATTTTTAGTTTCTTGAGAATTAAATCCCTTATAGGTGAATGCTATATTGCTGTCATTTAAGATCACGACTCCCTGGGAACCTACTGTTTTTTGATTATATAATTTGGCCATATCATGCTTCCCTATCTGTGTTATCGGGTGTTAGTTGTCCAGGCGCTTGATTTTCGTGCAGGGCCCAGGGCTCGTGCATTGGTACACGTTTCATTATGCTTTTTAAGGGTTCTTCTACTGAATATCTTTTTTTGTTTTCCCAAGGTTCCGTGGGATCGGTAACTATGTTGTCGTGGGTCGGCAGCACTTCTGCAGGAAGTGCTGGGGTGGCTGGTACCCCATTCATGTTTATAGTTACAGCAGTTTCAAAATGTCCTATACCGCTTAGGATATTCGTGTTAGCACCGGCGGTAACATTATTATTCAATGTAGTTAAAATATCGAGGCTACCGGAGGTGGTGATATATCCGTCGCCGCCCACTAATATTTTAGTATCATATTGACTTTCGATGTGTATCCTACCGCTGTCAAATCCGTTAACATCTGCGCTGTCTCCGTCACTGTAATCCGCAGAAGCTTTGACGTTAACGTTTCTACCTGCTTCGAGATTTATATCTCTGTCTGCTCTGATATTCAGATCATTCTGAGAATGGATGCTGATACTATCTGCTGAATAAATGTCTATCTTACCGTTGCTAGTGAGCTCTATCCAAGCAGTACCTTTAGCATTACCTATGTAGATAAGATCTTCCGAATTATGCAAAAGCAGTTGGTGTCCAGTCCTAGTCCTTATTCGAAAATATTCGTTATATGGAATATTTGGGTCTCCCTTTTCTCCGTTATCAGTATCTGCATATTCGACTGGGCCTTCGCTGGCTGATGTGATACGTTGATATCTATCTTCTCCATCATCCATAACCAATGTGGTTCCCCCTAGCCTTGACACAGGCACCGGCACTGAACTTAAGGTATTTTTCTTACCTATAAATTGTTTTTTAGTTCCCTCTCCTCTGTTGAAAGGTCCTGGGGTGCTGATACCAAATACTGCATTAGGAACACTGCGTCTGCTAGTAGAAGTAGTCACTCCTCGGACGTCGTCCTCTAATAACCCTTGCTTTAGAAAGATATCTGCGATAGGATGAATGGCTTTTTTGATCTTGTCTATGTTAAGACTTTTTTCTAGGCTGTTTGTTTTTCTATTAACCTCGGCGACCGGCAGTGGCTGGGTAGTATCGTACTTCTTTTTTTGATCTGCAGTGGCTTCGACTTCAATAGAACCTCCGATCGCCGGAATCATTTGATTCATGAATCTTCCGGGGACACACCCAATAAAATAACCGTCGGCAGGATTTCCATTGATAAAAACGACTAAAACTGTGGTTCCTATTTCTACTGTAGGAAACCACATACCGTAACTGGTCTGCGTATCGTTCCAGTCAGTCTTGTTCAATCCCATATTTTCGTAGGCCGTAGAACCATAGAACGGGCTAGCATATTTTACAGGGAATGTCTGAGAATCTTCTCCTATGGTATTACCTTGATCTCTCAGCAGAGTAACTTCTAGACCGCACATGAAACTAGGATCTAGGTATCCTATAACTTTGGCCAATAATATACCAGTACCAACTGATCCGTCAGATAACTGTCCAGAACTTCTCTTTTCAATAGCCATTATCCACCCTCATCACCATAACCATAACCATATACTGTGGTATCAACAGGACCTGTCTGTGGCGGCGCTTCTTTAATTTCATACAACGATTGGCTCTGTTTTTCAATTTCGGCCCGTCCTTTGAAATCGATGCTTTGATGAACCACTCGATTTAAATCTAATGTTTGCGTATATACGCCGCCTGAAAATTTATTGTCTACAGCGAGCACTCTGTATAGCCCGCTATAAGGACTGACCCACTGCCCTTTGGGAAAATTAAATAAACCCCCCTTTCCTGTGGTTCCTAGGTTAGGCTCTATGGGATTCCTAAAAGTCACATATATGAACACTTCGGTTCCTTGCCAATTCATCGTTCCATCTGAAGTAACTTGTTCGTTAGGCCCATATTCTCCTAGATATAGAGAACATATACCAGCGTCCGAAAGATAAAAAGGATCGCCTATGATATCCATTTTCACCTGCATCATGTCTCTGTTACCATCCTGGAAAGCGTCCTGGAAAGCATCTGCTATAATCTGTTCAACGTTCTTTTCACCAGAAAAAGATCCGGTCCGTATTTTATAATTCGGTTTTACTTCCGGAGTTCCAGTTTCAGATGCGGCTGCTGCTGGTGCGGAACCAGATTGAGCTTGTGCTGCTAATCTTCTCGTCTCGGCCGCTGATTGATTATCGGTATTCTGTATGGCACTGTGTTCTTGTGGTGGGCGAGGCAAGCGTCCCGTATGGAACATTCCGTTGAAAATTAAATCAAATTTTAATATATTATTGTTGAGTCCTGTATAAAGATAGTCGTATCTCTTGGCACATATTGTTTCTCTTCCTTGAGTGCCTGCTGTGGCCGAAGTGGGATTTTTTAGATATTCAGCGCTGACTTTAAAAGGTATGATTCTGTAGATATATTTTTTCGCACGTTGATTTCTTATCTTATCAAAATCTAAAAGATTGATCTGTATGTCAACCCTAAACCAGTTGACAAGACCGGTCTTCGGATCTATGGCTTCTGGTTTGAGATTTTTCGCGCAATATTCACTGGCTAACACTATTAGTTTGATAATATTTGTTATCGGGGTCAATTTTCCGAATATAAAAGCCCGACGAGTGGGATCGATCGACATATTATCTCGCTGTATCCTTCCGGTCTTAGGGTCTACCGTATCTACTGCATCTTTAAAAAGATAGTTACCGCCAGAAGTCGCGCTAAATCCCATGCTGCTGTAGCCTATATCACCTTGACCGTAATCGATAGTTTCAAAATCTGCACTGCTCGCACTCGCAGATATGGGTTTTCCGGCGTTTAGGTCTATTATAGCACGTAGCGCTTCTGTAGATATTCCTCCCTGTAATCCCACTTTATCCTGCCAGTCTACAGGAAAAACTATTTCGTAGACATCGGGCTTTCCTACTAATTTCCTGTCTTCTAGACCAAATTGTATCTGATTAAGGGCATTCATTAGACTAGATTTGCCACTGGATAAAACTTCTAGCACTGTGCTACCTGTTATGGTGAGATCTGTTGGAAAAGTATTAGCACTGTCTTGATATCCTGCATGGTGCAACGGCACCGCCGTGACTTTATATCTACTGCCGCCTTCGTCAACTTTCATTTCCGAATCGGTAATCTTTATAGTAAAATATTTGGCTAGTTGTTCTTTGCTTGAAAAAATTCTTCCTTTGTCGTCGAACCCAACGAATTCTAGTTTTAATAGAAACGGTACTTCTCCTATATATTGAGGATAACCGGCATCTATGGCCGCGGCCTGGAGGCTCTGATAAAATAATCCCATAGAATATGGTTCATACACTTCGAACGTAAATCCGGTCACGTTCGTCCATCCCGCATCTTGGCCGGCTAATCGTGTGGCTAAGACGACGTTGTCTATGAAAAATTCTGGACTTCCGTTGGCTGTTTTTACTCGCTGTTTATCATATCTACCAGCGGTAGACAAAACGATATTTTTCAACGCTCCGGGTTTTCCTCTATAGGTATTGGGATTATTGAATTGATTAGGCTCTAGACAGCACAGTGTCCATAGGCAGTTATAAGAAGCGAACTGTTCCAAAACATTTTCATAAGGCGGACCATTAGTTATTTTTTCTAGACCGAACGTCTTGATGGCTGGAGTTTTGGTCGGATCTTCGTTGACCTCAGATGCTTCAGATGGATTAATGGTAGCAGAATTTCCTGTCGGAGCACCAGTCGTCGTTCGAGCCGATCCGTTAGGCAGTCCTGGTTTAGGTGCAGTTGGATCTAATGGGGATCCGTCTGGTTTCCTTCCTAGAAATCCTGAAAGAGATGCATTGAGATTCCTGTTTCTTTCTACCTGCTCTGCTGTGATACCTTCCGGATCGCCACTGGCTGCGTTTATTCTTGCTGCTTCTTGGGCCGGTGTTTCGTCAAACACAGCCATCTTAGACTCCTAAAAATTTTTCTATATTTGATTTTTTAGGACAGTAGATCTGTGTCCCTGGTTCAAAATCATAGATCGGATCTTTGATCACACTCATGTTTCTCTGAACGAATATCCACCATAACTGCGAATTTCCGTATAGATCAAAAGCCAATAAATCTGGTCTATGTCTATACTGGTTTTCTATAGTGTATAAAAAATCATCTGACTCTGCGGGAACTGGTCGGATAGTCAACAGTTCTAGATAAAAATTGTTTTCTCTGGTATTCCTATAAGGAGAATAAGCAGTATATGATGCCATGATTAAACGAATCCTGCTCCTGCTACGACATTGCCATTAGCATATTCTTTGAGGTTGAACTGTCTCAGTCTCGTCCTATTATAAATGGGGGCCAGCACTATAGTTATGTTGCTACTGGTAGGAACCCAAGTAGGTTCTGTTCCTTTAGTGTATTTGAGATAATTCACATCTTCTTTTAAATCTACACTAAATGATTTTATGATAACTGGTACCCCTTTAAAAACTCTAGCACCGTATCCGCTTAATTGACAGATGACTGGCGGATTTCCTACATTTTCGCCTGTACCGAAAAACATCCTAGTGGCCGTTTTAAAAAAAGTCGTTCCTTGTATCCAATATTCCGCATCCAGTTCTGTTTCAACAGAAAATTCTCCAGTGATCTGGATATCATCCACTTGACTATTTTTATAAGCATAGTACGGTTGTATATTGTGTATAGGATCTATCTGCGTATAATTTGCCTTGGTTGATACCGTGATATTAGGAAGATATGGAAAAACAAACCCGCCCGTTTCTGAAAGCCTGGCAAAGGCATTTCCAAAAAGCCCAAAATTGCAGTTTATTTTTACACGCCAATCGTTTTCCGATCCCGGTTTCAGTTCGACAAAGGATCCCTGGGCACTAAATAATTCTGCACCACTTGGTAAATTTTTTCCTCTGGCCATACTTAATAAATTGTTCAACATGCCTGCTCCCGACGACACCTGTCCTGCTAGTTTTGCTAGCCCGGCTCCAAGCCCTCCACCAGCGAGCCCTAATTTGTCTAGGCTGGCTCCGATGTTAGATGTTACATTGCTGATAGATCCCACCGCATCTGTTATGCCGCCGAGAGCACCTTGTGCGTTAGATACTAAACTTTGTATGGGATTACCTACACCTCCCATCGCACCTGTGACTCCGCCTAGCGCACTTTGGGCATCTGCGGCAAATGTACTGGCGGCCGCTGTAAATCCATTGAGTCCGGTACCGACAGCGCCTGATAGTTTAGATATTGTGTCATTGACGTTTGATTTAAGTGAGGCAAACTGTTCACCATTCATTGCTCCGGCTGCAGAATCAGCAGCCGCTGAGACCTGCTGAGATACAGAAGAAACTAATTTTGCCAAAGGGTTAATAGATAATGCCATTTTGGTAAGAAATCTCCTTTATAGCACTATTTATTATAGGAAAAATATGCTAATATTATTATCTAATAGGAGTAATCAAGATCGATGACCACGCCAGTTACTAAAATAAAATATCTCACAAATAAAGATCTGTTAAGAGAAATACATCTAAGCAAAAACACATATTGCAGTTTTTCTAAACCGGAATATAGCGAATACGACACTATAATAACCAGTTTAGAAAAAATCAACATAAGAACTATCGCAGAGGCTAAGAGAAATAGAGCTGCTAGATTATCTAAACAAAATCACGAATCTGCTGTGCTCACAGGCGGCAAAAAACTTTCTGCTAAGGAATTTGAAATAGATTATAAAAAAATCGCTAAACAAGATGTGGTATTCCGCGTAATGACATTTGAGCATGTACCGTTAGCACCTGGTCGTAAAAAGACTCTGAAGAATACCGCGGACAGCCACGAAAAGGTAAACTTTCCTCCGTTCCAGCATTGGAAGTTTGACGAAAACGATAATTTGATCTGCGTAGGCAAGAGCCACTGGAAAGGTGGGGTCAAAACTGGTAAATTCAACAAAGAGCACGGCAGGATGACTGACAATCTAGCCCGCATGTTCCTTAAACTCTGCGAGAGATATGCGACTCGAGGTAATGTCCGTGGATACACCTACAACGACGAGATGCGTGGACAGGCTATCCTACAGTTAACACAGATTGGATTACAGTTTGACGAGAGTAAATCTGACAATCCTTTCGCTTATTATACTGCTGCTGTGACTAATTCCTTCGTGCGTATCATCAATATCGAAAAACGCAATCAGAATATCAGGGACGACATATTAGAGATGAACGGTATGAACCCTTCCTGGACTAGGCAGAACAGCGGTGGAGGGAATTATATAGGTAATAGTGGTGCTACTTCCGGAGAAGGATCAGGCTTTGATGATTGATCATGTAGAACAAATTGTAGTAAAATTAAAAGTCTCCGGATAGATTGCAGATAGGAAAAAACTCTATGGCATTATTTAAAAAATTAGCAGCATTTACCGACATACACTTCGGATTGAAATCGGGTAGTAGGACACACAATCAAGATTGTGAAGACTTTGTAAAATGGTTCTGTGAAACTGCTAGGACAGAAGGTTGTGAAACTGCTATATTCCTAGGCGACTGGCATCATAATAGAAGTGCTACAGATGTTTCTACCATGAACTACACGCTTTCGAATCTCGAAAGGCTTAGTAAAAACTTCGAAAAGGTTTATTTTATCTTAGGCAACCACGATCTATTCTATAAAGACAAACGCGAAATTAATTCTGTAGAATTTATGAGATTGTTTCCTAACGTCATTCCGATTCGAGAACCTTTTACTGGAGGTGATGTCACTATTCTACCTTGGCTAGTAGGTGATGAATGGAAGGATGTTCCTCAAATCAAAAGTCGATACATATTCGGACACCTAGAATTGCCATCATTTTACATGAACGCCATGGTACAGATGCCGGATCACGGACAATTGCAGCGCAGTCATTTTAAAAATCAAGAATACGTGTTCACTGGACACTTCCATAAACGCCAGCATAGCGGAAATATCATTTACATGGGCAATGCTTTCCCCCATAACTATGCAGATGCTGGCGACGATGATCGCGGCATGATGATCCTAGAGTGGGGTGGCACACCAGAATATCGCACATGGCCCGATCAACCGGTCTACAGATTGTACAGGTTAAGTCAAATCATGGATGACAGTGACAATCTCATGAGACCAAAGATGCACTGTCGTGTCACTATCGATCTTCCTATCACATTCGAAGAGGCTAATTTTATCAAAGAACAGTTTATTCCGCAATATAGTCTCAGAGAACTGATGCTGATACCTGAAAAAGTAGAAATAGAAAGCAGTTCAACTCCCATCGATATCGCTTTCGAATCAGTAGATACTATCGTCATGAATCAACTGAACGCCATCGATAGTGATGCATACGACAAAGCCTTGTTGCTAGACATATACAAAGATCTATGACTATTAAAATAAAAAATCTCACAGTACGTAATTTCATGAGCGTGGGCAATCAAACCCAGGCTATCGACTTTGATCGTGGACAGCTAACTTTAGTCCTAGGTGAAAATCTAGATCTAGGAGGTGATGATTCCGGTGCTCGAAACGGTACGGGCAAGACAACAATCATAAATGGACTAAGTTATGCTATCTACGGCCAAGCCTTGACTAATATCAAACGCGACAATCTAGTTAACAAGATCAACGGTAAAGGCATGTTGGTCACTGTAACTTTTGAAAAAGACGGTGCTGAATACCACATCGAAAGAGGTCGTAAACCTAACTTATTGAGATTTTCAATCAATGGTCAAGAACAGGATCTAAAAGATTTAGATGAAAGTCAAGGCGACAGTCGAGAAACACAAAAGGCCATAGAAGAAATATTTGGAATGAGTCCTGATATGTTCAAGCATCTCGTAGCTCTAAACACTTATACAGAACCATTTTTAAGCATGAAGGCTGCAGATCAACGTGCTATTATCGAAGAATTATTAGGCATCACACTGTTAAGCGAAAAAGCAGATCACCTCAAAGAGCAGATTAAATTTAGCAAAGATGCTATCGCTACAGAAAACACCAAAATAGAAACTATCAAAATTTCCAACGATAAAATACAGCAGAGCATCCAAGCATTAGAGAGAAAACAAAAAATATGGAGCGAAAATAATGCTGCAGCGATCGGAGATCTCGAAACTAGCATACGTCATCTAGAAAAGATCGATATCGAAGCAGAGATATCTGCCCACAAATGTTGGGACGACTACAACAAACGCAAGAATCGCAAGCAAGAAGCAGAACGATGGCTCGCCAGCATCATTGCGGACAACCAGAAACAAGAAAAACTTATAGAAAAACTTAAAAAAGAAATAGAAAGCCTCGAGGCTCATAAATGTTATGCCTGCGGTCAAGATGTGCATGATAACAAACAAGCAGAAATACTCAAGCAAAAAACAGATCAAATCAAAGAAGCGGCTCTGCAGATATTAGCCAACCAGACACAGGAACAAGAACATCAGGACACGCTGAAAGAAATCGGTGAGATAGAGAATTGTCCGGTAACACAATACGACACTATCGAGCAGGCCTACAATCATCGCAGCACTGTGGAAGGATTACAGAAGGAGTTGACTGCCAAACAGGTCGAAACTAATCCTTATACCGATCAGATCGAAGAATTATCTAAAACGGCTTTGCAAGAAATCGACTGGGAAATGATCAATGAATTGACTAGAATCAAAGATCATCAAGAATTTTTATACAAATTGCTAACAAGCAAGGATAGTTTCGTACGTAAGCGTATTATCGATCAGAATCTAGCATTTTTAAACCAACGACTAACATATTATCTCGATAAAATCGGCTTGCCGCACATCGTAGAATTTCAAAATGATCTGTCGGTGCTTATCACACAATTAGGCCAGGATCTAGATTTTGACAATTTATCTAGAGGTGAACGCAATAGATTGATACTTTCCATGTCATGGGCTTTCCGTGATGTATGGGAAAATCTCTATCACAGCATCAATCTACTTTTTATTGACGAACTAGTAGATTCGGGTATGGATGCCAGCGGGGTAGAATCTAGTATCGCTGTACTAAAAAAGATGACCCGCGAACGCGATAAGAATGTTTTCTTGATTTCTCATAGAGATGATCTAACCAGCCGTGTTAACCATGTCTTAAAGGTGATCAAAGAAAACGGTTTCACTTCGTACAGCACAGATATTGATATCATAGAATAATGTCTACAGACTCACACGATCAAATGATACAGGCGTTCCAAGAATATTTTAAATGGCAGGAGCGTTTTGAGTACAGAGGCAGCGACGAAGCAGGCATCAAGGCAAGATTTTGGTTGGCAGAAATACGCAGACAGGCGATGTTGAGGCGTAAAGAAATACAGGCAAAAAGAGAACAAAGAAAAACATCCAGAAAAGGCACGAGAGGCAAACCACTGAATATAACTAAATGAGTGCTGTGGACGTATCAAAACGAGTTCGTAGAAGAAATACCCGAAGGCTACATTGGCTTCGTGTATCTTATCACGAATCTACAGACCGGACAGAAATACATAGGCAAGAAACTAGCACAGTTTAAAAAAACTCGACCACCACTCAAAGGCAAACGACTTAAAAGAAGATCTACAGTTGAAAGCGATTGGCGCGATTATTGGGGTTCTTCCGATAGGCTCAACGCAGATGTCCAAGCACTAGGTCCGGAAAACTTCACTAGAGAAATACTTTATCTTTGCAAATCCAAGGCAGAAATGTCATATCTAGAGGCAAGAGAGCAGTTTGAACGCAGGGTTTTAGAGTCTGATGACTATTATAATGGCATTATAAACGTCAGAGTTGGCGGCTCAAACACGCTTAGGCAGCGTCTACAAGAACAATCTAAGGCAAAATAACGCGGTATTTTGGCTAGCGCAGGCTAATTTCTTGCGCCCATGATAAGGGGAACATGATTCGCCCGGACGGAAATCCTTGCCGCAGAGGTACTCAACCACTATCCTTGACAGGACGTTAATGGCAAAGACCTTGCTGTATGGTTGTTTGGAGAGCGAAATAGGCAAAATGAGGGGAGAAAAACCCCACGTCTACAGGTATGATAGCAGATATTTGTAGGCCGCCGTTGTGATAAGACGGAGCTCGAGGTACCGGACAACCGCCTCTGTAATGCTCTACTGCTGTGTGACCGTATGCGACTCGGATAATGCTTCTTAGCCCTAGGTTGGGCTAAGTGTGACTGAACGATCTGGATAATACTAACTTTGCGCTTCGCGCAAAAAAATTATTACGTCTAATATCGAAATAATTAAAAGAAAAGAAAGTGCGTTGAGCGCGAGCGAAAACGCAAACGAGCGTATGCTCGTTTTTACAATAAATAAACTATATTCTTTGGATTCGTCACATGAGATTAATGCATCTAGAGCCTCAACTAAAACGAAATTATCTATACGAAGGTCTAGGTGATTCTGACAGAACTTCGGCGATGTTATGGGAAACCGCAGGTCACGAACTGCGAGAAGCAGCACTGACCGCTGATCAAATACAGAATCTGTTCAAAGAGATCGAAGCCGGAGCCACTGCCGCTGGCGACAATAGAACTATGCTAGGCAAAGGCAAAGACGCTGTGTCGGCGGTCAACAAGGCCTGGGAAGATCTCAAAACAAAGATGCAGGATTCGGGTCCTGTCAAAGGGTTCGATCAGAAAGTCAGCGATGCGCTCAGCAAGATAGGCATGGGAGCCGCTGAACCAGAATTCAATGGGCAGGTCAATAAATGGGTACAAAAATATCGTGACTTTGCCAAAAAACACCCTATCGCGCAGGGCGCTATCTATGCTACATTGATCGCACTGGCAGGTATCACGGGTGCTGGCATAGGTGGTGCTGCGGCGCTGGGTCTGCTCAAGATGGCGGATCAACTCTTGCAAGGTAAACGCTTTTCGTCAGCGGCCTATTCAGGTGTCAAGGCAGGCGCCCTGGCATTTGCTGCTTCTAAGTTAGGAGATCTGATTAAAGGAGCCAAACCAGGAGAACAGATCCCAGTCAGTCCTGAAGATTCTGCAGCGTGGCAAGCGGTCAAACGTGATTTTGAAAATTATGATTATTACCTGCATCCCTCAAACGACAGTGTAATTGCCGTGCCTAAAGGCATGGGCAATCCGTTTGATCCATCCACGGCTGCTGGAGCCGCTAGAGATCAACTTACAAATATGTCTGCCGGAGCACTGAGAGATCAAGCAAGATCTATCGCAGATCGAGCTGTAGAAGATGCATTGAAATCGGGAGTAACTAGACCTAACGAACTAGCAGACGCTGCGGCCATGGCCATGGAAAAAGCAGGTGTAGGCACTAATGTAGGTGGTAAACTGTCTGTGCAGACTGTAGAACGTATCGCCGATCAGGCCGCTGATGCTGCTAGGTCAGTGTCCAGCGGTGCTGCCAAAGGTGCTGCTCAAAGCGCAGGAACATCTGCCGCTGACATGGCAGCATCGATTTCAGATGTTCCTGCCGGTGGTGGCATTAAAGCGCCGGATTTTGATGCGGGAGATGCTGTGTCCAACGCCGCAGATGCTGCATCCTCGATGCCCAAAGGCGCTACAATGAGTCCCGATTATCTGCAGGGAGTAGTGGATGGAGAAATATCCAGACCGAAGATTTCTCCAGAACAGGCCCAGGCCGCTCTAGATTGGCAGGCACAGAATGGCGGGCAGAGCAAGATCAATCTAGGCGCCACTGATCCAGTACCACCTGAAGAAGCAGGCAAAACGAGACCGTTCGCTAACAAAACACGCATGCCTGCATCTGATGTGCAGACTACCACAGCACCCGATGGTACTACCACTACCACAGGTACTCTCAAAGGTGTGACCAGCGATCAGATCCAGAGCCACCCAGCATACAAAGCAGAAATTGAACGATGGGGAGACAACCCAGAAAGCAGGCGAGCCGCGGCAATGAAAGCTCGTGCAGCCTTGCTCAAGGGAGAAATTGGCGCCGGAGACACAGTACCTCCAGATCAGGCCGCAGAACAACCTCTGCGATTGAGACCACGCATCAAGCGTCCCGCAGAAAGCCGGACCTATCCTGGACGCAAACTCAGCGAAGGTCAAGTCTACATGGTCATCAATCGTGTCTGTGCGAAAAATCAACAGATGCTGGCAGAAGGACTGATCTTCGAAGGACCTTGGGACGCTATCAAGGGCGCGGCCAGCAAAGGCATGGACTGGGTCAAGACCAAAGGCAAGAATCTCACTACCAAAGTAACCGCAGACAAACTAACATCGGCCTGGAAGAGTGCAGGCAGTCCCATGGACAGCAATGCTATAGCAGACCTACTCAAAGCACAAGGTGTCGCCGACACAGTGATATCATCTGTGTACTCACAATTAAAATTACCAGCACCTGGTGCTGCCGATCAAGCAGGTACTGTAGACATAGAAACCGTTAAACAGATGATCGCTAAATTGCCTACGGATCGTAAGGTAAGATTAATTAATTACATGACCAAACAACTCAAGGTAGCCTAATGAAGATCAACGAGATATTGATAGAATCACAACTGCAGGAAGGACCTCTCCTAAACAAACTAGGATCAGCCATCGGTAAAGGTGTTGGCACATTGGCCAAAGGTGTTGGTGCAGTAGCAGGCGGCATCGCAGGTATAGGATCTGCTGTTAAAAAAGGTTATCAGGCCGGTAAAGCGCAGGTAGGTGCTGCAGGTGACGATGCACCATCTCCTGCAGCAGGGTCTGGGACGACTGCTACTGGAAGTGCTCCAGCGGCGAAA